TTTTAAGATTAAATGAATCATTAGAAAAATTAACAGGTACTAATAATGAGTAATGCAATAATTCCTGAGATTGTTGGTCAAACGGAGATTCTCGAAGAGTCTCCTATGACAGAACAGGAACAAAAAGAACTTATTGAAACTGAAACAGTTATTAAATCATCTTTTCAAGGAAAAATGGAAAGAGATTTAGCTATAGGTGCTGGTCTTTTAAAAATAAAAAGACAAAAACTATATAGAGGTGTTCATGGAGGTCGATTATGGGTTGATTATCTGAAAGAAGAATCTGCAAAATTAACAGGTAATGCAGAGCCGATAAGCGATCAGGTAGCAAGAAATTTAAGAGGTTTTTATGAGTTTCGTTGCGAAATATTACAGGATTTATATAATTATATAATTTTGCCAACTAATAAAAGTCAAGTTACTCCAATTTTAGGTTATTTAAAAAATCCAGAAGAAGCTGTTGAAATTTGGAAAGCTGCATGTTCTGAAGCTGGAAGTAATAAAGTTCCAACATATCATCAAGTTAATAGGGCTTATTATTCTTATAGAACACAAATATCTTCAACACAAAAACAACCAGAATTAAAATCAGATAATAATGTTGAAACAGGTTCTTATACAGAACCTACATATCAAACGTCAACAAATACAAATTACGAACAACCCAAAACTACTACTCCAGTATGGGAACAAGAAAGAAACACACAAGAAGTAGATCCTTACTCTGAATGTAAGAAATTACATGATGTTTTATATGCAGCAGAAAAAAGTTTACAGGACTTGCATGGTGTTCTTTATCACCAGATAAATAAGTACGGAAGTACTTACTTAGATCACATGAAACAATTTGATGCTGGCTTATATTCTGTATCAGATATTGATGAGAAAATACATTCATTAAATCAGCAGACAGATTATCTTGTTGAACTTTTACAGAAACAAATAGAACCAAACGATCTAGTAAATAATGAATGAAATATCAATAAGAGTTGTAGGTATCCCTGCTGCTCAAGGATCTAAAACATTAACACGTTATGGAGCGATGATCGAATCATCTAAAAAGGTGAAACCTTGGAGGACAGATGTAAAGGAAGCATCCTTGAATTGTTATACAAGTGGTGCTTTGAATATGCCAGTAAAGGTTGATATTGAATTTGTATTTCCCAGACCTAAATCACATTTTGGTACTGGGAAAAACAAGGATGTATTAAAGGCATCTTCTCCTAAATACTGCACAAGTAGAGGTAATGGAGATATTGATAAGCTTTGTCGCAGTACTTTAGATGGATTATCTGTTAGTGCAGGAGGAAGTGTGCTGGAAGATGATTGCCTTGCTGTTGAATTGTGTGCAAGAAAACGATATGTAAAAAAAGATGAACTGCCAGGAGCATATATTGCGATCTCCTCCGTTAACCTTTAGTATACTAATAGTATACTAATTATTCTTAATTAAACATGACTGACTCTGAAAAACAACCACAATCAATTTCTATACCTAATCTAGGTGGTCTGATAACAAAAGACGATATTTACTATAAAGGCAAAGTTCCTTATTGTTCTTGGGCTAAAACTGCACAAAGAATAAGAGAAAACGCACCTAATTGGTTTTTCGCATTAGAGCCAAATCCCGAAGGAGGCTTTATTTGGAAAGCACCAGATAATACAGGTTATATACTAGGTTACTTTCAAAACGTAATGACAGGTATCAAGTTACCTCTTTATCACTATGCAATAACCAAAGGATTTAATTCAACAATTCCCTTTGACGACATATCTTCTAATGATCTTCAAAAGGCTCATCGAAGATGTTTATGTGCCTGTGCTTGTTATTCCTTTGGAGATGCTTTTGAACTTTGGGCTGGTTTAGAAATTGAAGATGCAAAGAAAGAAGAAGCCTTACCAGAAAAAGAAGATTGTATTAAAAGAACTCCAGACAAGCCTAAAGATAAAGGAGAACCCATTGAATCTATTAAAGACAAAAACTATGGTAAACCTATCTCAGATACTGCCAGACAAACTGTCATAGATAAGATGACTGCCTTATTTAAAAAACATCCTAATAAAAAAGATGCTCTTATAGATAAATTTAAAAAACAGTATGGCATCACAACTAAACAATTAAGTCATGCTGACATAAGAACTGCCGAACAAGGACAGTTCCTTACAATTGCTATAAATGAAATTGATTCAACTCTATGACCTCAGACGAAGCAGAATTTGCAGGACAACAAGTTCGCAATCAACTTCAGGAACGCAAGCTAGATCGCCATAAAGATTACAACAGAAATATCTTTACTGTTCGTACTGATGATGCACTAGCAAAAAAGATAAGGACTTATTGTAATAACAATAAAATTCCTCCAAACCATTTCATCAAAACTGTTTTACAAAATTATTTTACAAATGCCTGATTTTAACGATTTTAACCCAGCACTTCCTTTACCTATTAAATGGTCTATAGGACCAAATAGATTTAATCAAGAGGAAGAGCAATTAAGTTTTACAATCCCAGTAGAATCAATCACACATCTTATTGATCATTTACAGAATCTAGTCAATACAAAAACACAAGAAGGTGTTGTATATGACCCTAGAAAAAAAGATCAGAACAAAGGAAAGGTCAAAGCAAAAGTTGTTTACTTAAACAGCAAAGTAATGACAGGTGAATATGGCACTTATGGTCTAATTAATCCTCAAAAAATAGAGAACGCACCTAATACACAGGGCTTGTTTTAATTTATTTTTGGTGTACGCTATTGGCTTGCACCTTTTTTTTTATGAAAAGAAAAGAAACTCCTTCTAATAATAAGCTTGAAAAACTAAAAGAAATTAGAAGAAAAGGATTACTTAAATTATTACTTGATGTTGAATTGCGTGGTGTTGAACATAGAGTACACATTACTAGCGATTTAAGAGCAGACCTAACCGTTCATGATGGGGATTGGATAAACGATCATATAAGGACTGCTATTGTTAAACATAACTATGAGATAAATAAAATACCAAAGCTACAAGTTAAAGACTTCACAATCAAAGAAATCAAAGAGTATGAAAACACAATCGAATAAAAAAATTGTAGGACAAAAGTTTGAACTAAATCAAACCGTAAAAAGGAATCATACAGTTGGTTATTCTGCTAGTAAATATGCACAATTTACTGGCAAAATCAAAGAAGCTTTTACTAAAAAGAATAAATTAGGAGTGCCACAATATTATTACAAAGTTTTTTGGGAAGACGGAAGATCATCTGAACACGCTCAACATAGTTTGAAGTCTATATCTTAAAGTTTTTTTCTTTTTACATTCATCTTTCATCTCTTTTAGTGCATGTAAAGCTTCAAGTTCTGCAATACGACCTAACATACCTGCTAAAAATATATCTTGTCTCATTTGATGTCTAATTAAGTTTATGCAATGTTTTTTAATTTCATCTATATTTTGATTTTTTATTACTTCTCGACATCTTAATTCAACAGATAACTCTAATTCTGGCGTGGGTTCTTCAAAATCTATATTAAAGAAACTATCTTTTGTCATGAAATAAAATGTCATCCTTTCCAAACATATCAATATTTGCTAGATTTGGCATGACCTCACACAGTCATTAAACCCTATTTTTCTCCCTATAGGGTTTTTTATTATTTATGGAAGATCAAGAAGAAAAAGATGGTATGAATTGGGTTTCAACAGGAATCCAATTTATTGTTTTGGTTTGGTCTTTGGCAGTTATCAGTTTTTCATATTACGGTAACTCGCCAAGACAAATTGATACAACTTTCGCTGCTGGAATTTTAAGCACGGTTTTAGGGAATTTTGGACTGAACATCAAGAAAAATGGTGACAAGAAGAAAAATAACAATGCTGTTAAAATAGTAGATAACAAAGATTCCAAAGTAGGTATCAGCAACACATGATTAAAAAGCTTCTACCATTTTTATTTATTGTCGGAAGTCCTACCGCAGTGCTGGCTGACATTTCTCATTCGATCCAAAATATAGTCTCTGTCAGTACTTTAGGTGCTTCATCCACAGCAAATAGAGTTGGTACAACCTTTTCTGCATCAGGTACAAATGTAACGCCAACAGCAGGTGATACTGCAAATGCTATTGGTACGTTAGATCTTACAGATGCACAAATTACTAACGGTATTCCTACGATAGACAATACAACCACTTATGCAGTTACAAATAGTGGGGACGCTTGGTCTGTATCGGAAAGTTTTATTCAAGGCGATTCTATACCTACAAGTTTTTTAGGAACAACAGTTACTAATGGTGCTATACCATCACTACCTATTTTTGGAGATACGCAGACAGTGGCAGGAGGAGATATAGGTACTACAGCTATCACTATGGATAGTGGCGGAGCTATGACTGTCAATCTATCTGATACAGGAGCAGGAACAACAGTTCAGATGTCCAATACAATAAAACTAGAAATTGATTAATGAGGTGGCTTGTACTTTTATTTATTGCAATACCTAATGCAAAAGCTGGAAGTATTACGCCAGCCTTCACCACAGGTCAAATTGAATCTACTAGTACAAGTAAAACAGTTATTGTGGAGACTATTGTTACTGAGAACTATAGGACTGGCTTCTCATATTCTATGCAAGG